TGAGAAACGAACTTTTAACCAAGCAGCAAAACACTTTGACGCAAAAGGAAGTGGTTTTGCTGATATAAACGCAGCCGTTAAAGCTAGAAAGGGCGCAGAAAAAGGCTCAGACGATTATAATAAAGCGCAGGGGGCTATAAACTCTGCTTACGGTGTCGGGGCCCAAAGTAAAACAGAAGATAACTCTCAAACTGAAGCTGGAACTGGAGCTGGAACTGGAGCTGGAACTGGAGCTGGAACTGGAGCTGGAGCTGGAGCTGGAACTGGAGCTGGAGCTGGAACTGGAGCTGGAGCTGGAACTGGAGCTGGAGCTGGAACTGGAGCTGGAACTGGAGCTGGAGCTGGAACTGGAGCTGGAACTGGAGCTGGAGCTGGAGCTGGAACTCAAAAAGAAATGCCCGCAGACTACAAACCTTCACAGAGAGCTCAAGGCTTAATGGGTGGTGGGCCAGGAAAGTATTTTGGGCAGAACATGGCAGGTAAGACAGGCGCTATACGACAAAACGAGAGTACGAACAGAGGAATAAAGACTTTAGGGAATAATATGGGGTTTGCAAACCCATTAGCAGGTGCACCAAAAAATCCATTAGAAGGTTTCACACAACAGAGCCCAAATATGGCCCAAGGCCTTGCCGGCGCCAAGCCAGAGGCCCCACAAGAGCAGAACTCCAGCTCTTTTGGAAGTAGAAACGTAGTAGACGAAATGCGAGATAACAAGGGGGCTTTCCAAGGCGGGAAGAAGGGGAGGATGTTTGGCCGCGTAAGAGATAAATGGGATGCCCGTAAAAATACTCAAGAGGCCCCACAAGAGCAGAAACCTATAACCTCAAAGTTTCAAAATAATATACAAAATGCTGAAAATCAGACCAAATTTAACGTAAAAAAATGGAAAGCTAACCTTTCTTCGGCTCAGAGCGGCGATAACAATAACCCAGGACCCATGTAAAATAAATGATAAAAACCTCCGGCATACTAGATCAGCCTAAGGATACCTTAGCTAAAGATGTATGATCTGACGCACAAACACTCCTCCCGAGAGTAAGAGCTCAGATCTTAAAATATCTATATTCTTGGATACCATCATCTCAAGTAAAAGAGGTGGTTGTATTAGGGTCTATTACCGGATACAAGTACAAACTTACGTCCGATATTGATGTTAATGTAAAAGTGTCTGGAAAAGAAAATGCAGCTAAGTACCATAAGCATCAAGACGTTTTAAATGGTCAAACGGTTACAGGGACAGAGCATCCAATAAACTTCTTTATACAAGAGTACAATGAGGAATACCATAGTGTATGGCAAGATGCACACTTCGGAGTGTATGATGTACTTAACAACGAGTGATTGTCACCGCCACCAGATAGAAGTGAGGTAAGAATTCCGGAAGATCAATACCCACTTGAACTACTTATAGGGCAAATGATGGCTAGAAATTACAGTAGAAAAGCTGATGATTACTTAGATAACACAGATGAGACCGGTGACGACTTAGAGCAACTTCAGTCCGCATCCGAAACTACTAAACTCGACCGTAAGTTACAATATTCTACGGGATGAGGAATACCGAGAAAAAGTTTTAGAAACATATTATATAAATTATTAGAGCATGGTAAGTATGGAGACTTGTTCTATGACATGAAAAGAGGTAAATCCGAGAAATAAACACCTAAACCAATATAGGAAATGAAACAGAAACGTAGGACCAACGTAAGTTACGACCAGCACACAAACAAAACATACCAAACAAATACAGGGAGCGTACAGGGCAGCTGAAAAGAAAAGGAAAGAACAGGGCAGAATAGAAAAGAACACAACGACTCAAGTCCTTTGTCTGTACAAGTACATAACAACAATATAGAGTCGGCAATTCGTCTTTTTAGACGTAAGATAGACGATGCCGGTATAATGGACACTATTAGAAATGGTAGGTACTATGAAAAACCATCTATTATTCGCAGAGAAAAAAAGAAAGAGCAATCTTTTAAACACCAAATAAAACGTAAGCAAGAAGAAGATAGTCAAGTATCTCATAATAGAAGCAAAAGAAGACGTAAAAAATAATGTCTCAAGAAATAGTTCTTAGTAGAAGCGAGTTTACTGAAAATTTCCTGTATCTTGATGGAAAACCATTTTCTTTAGATGACTATCCCCATATGCGGGCCATATATAATTCGCCTGCACCGGAAATTGTATTAAAAACTTCCAGGCAGGTAGGTAAATCTACGTCCTTAGCTAACATAATGATTACTAACAGTGCCATGATTAAATACTTCAGGACATTGTTCGTAGCGCCAACTGTTGAACAAACAAAGGTTTTTTCTCATGATAGGGTTAACCCTGCATTAGAAGGGTCTCCATTTATTAAAGACTACTACATGAATAGCACTATAGTGCAAAACGTATTCATGAAGCAGTTACTAAATGGGTCACGTATGTATTTGCGGTACGCATTATTGTCGGCTGATCGTCTCCGTGGGTATTGCAAGACGCATCTTCACCAATATTTGACTTTACGTGGATGGGTTGATGTAAAGGATTTAACTATAGATGACTTAGTACTTACTAAAAACGAAGGCACAAACGAGCTCGAATACCAAAAACCCTCAGAAATAATCATAGAGGATTATGACGGACCAATACATTACTATTCTCAACGAGGTAGAGTTGTTCATGAGGTAACCCCCGAGCATAGGATGCATGCTGATATGCTTACTCAAAAGCATGAAGGATCTCCATTCGGGACTGGTTGGCAGACAGATATACGTTCAAAAGATATTCACACACAAAACTTCAGGCTTGGTATAGGTGATCCCAATACTTTACACTACAAGGACTCGTCACCAGGTTACTTTGAGTTGCCTGAACTCAAGACATCTATAAAAGCTGACGGCACTCCTTACCGTGACGGCCAAATTAGGACCTATAGCTCAATAAAACTACCTATTAAACCGTTCATGGCTTTTATGGGTTGATGGCTTTCAGAAGGGTGGACAACTTTATCTAGTCCAGCCTTTGGCGTGGCACAAGACAAAAAACACAATCCAGCATATTGGGAAGAGGTTAATAATCTAATGGCAGAGCTCTTTCCTAGCCATACTGCATCTCAAGACGGAAACCAATGGTTTTGCCAGTCCGAGTATAGAACCTTATACGAATGGTTAAAACCGTTAGGAAAATCGGGAGATAAAAGAATTCCAAGGGAACTTCTAAACTACACTAAGTATCTGCCAGACTTATTAGATGCGCTATATAAAGGCGACGGTGACAACATAAAAAATGGTAAAAGAAAAAGTACCCATAAGAAACATCTTAGACTTACTACTAAGTCACTGGAACTGGCTAACACAGTACAAGAAGCCTGGTTACGACTTGGAAAATGATGTAGTATAGTTCATAGAGATAGAAAACATGGGAGAATATATTCTGTTGAACTAAGATCGCGCACATATACTAATTACCTTCTAAACAAGTATAAAAAAACCAAGCATAAATATTTTGAAGAAAAGAACTACAAAGGAAAAATTTACTGTGTAGTAGTACCTAACGGTAATTTTATAACTAGACACTCTGAAACAAAGGTGCCGCTAATAACTGGTAATTCAGCAGACATGCTATGTTTTGACGAAGCTCAGGACCTAAGAGCAGAGATTGTACCTATTGCCCAAGAAGCTATGAATAGGTCCATGTACAAACATACTTTGTACGCAGGAACTCCTAAACGTTCTAGGGGCACTCTCGCAGATTTATGGTTTGAGTCAACACAGGCAGAGTTTATGCCTAAGTGCGAGCATTGTAATCACTGGAACTTGCTTGACTATGATAGCATAGGAGACCTCGGCCCGATCTGCAAAAAATGTGGTAAAATACTTTCCCAAGATTCCTTAAAAGCAGGGCAATGAGTTTCTACAGGGCCAAAAGACCCAGCTATGGAAGGGTATAGGGTATGTGTATTACATTTTACTTACGCTCCTTGAATTGACTGGAAAAGGGATGTAATAGAAAAACGACGTAGACAACCAAGGGCGATATTTTTTAATGAAACCTTAGGGCTTGAATACGATGAGGGTACATCACCAATTACTAAGCAAGACATAGTTAATTGCTGTGACCCTTCCTACTCTATACTGACTCCTCAGGACCCGCGTAAGATACCAAGTACTATAATGGGTTTAGATTATGGGCCAGTAAATTCAGAGAAATCTCATACAGTCTCTGTAGTTGTATCTACAGAGTCAAGTAAGTATAGAGTACACCACATGAAGAAGTTTCTTGGAAAAGAGGCAGATTATGCTTATATTCATAAGGAGGTCCCCAGAATGTTATCTAGGTGGAATGCGCAGCATCTTGCATCGGACTATGGGATGGGTGAAGCTCCAAACTCAGAAATAAGATCAAAAATAGGGTTTGAACGTGTCATAGCATTTCAACATGTACCTTCTCAGAAGGAGAAGGTCAAGTGGAATGTTAAGATGCCAGCCTACACATTAAATAGGACACAGGTTATTACTGAGCTATTTAAACTAATAAAAGACCAGAGAATAATTTTCCCTAAGTGGGAAGAGACTGAAGAGTTTGCTGAAGACTTATTAAATGTATACGCAGATTATGATGAAGACAGAAATCTAATGAAGTATATAAATGTAGGTCCGGACGATTTTTTACATGCTCTTATATTTGCAGTTATCTCTAATGAGATGATAAACGGGTTAAATAATTTTTAGTAAATTACATAATAGTACTTGACACAAAATTAGATAGGAGATATATTAAACTAATGATTACATCATATGAGCTCAGTAATCTGGGTAAAAACATTGCGAAAGACTACGTCACTAACAACTCCAGTATTACAGAAGGGATCGTTAAGGTAGCAAAAGACAGAGGTCTTTCCCAACAACAAATTTCTAGAATTACAGAATCAGCAAATAACGAGACTTACTTACAATTAATGAAGACATCCTCTGACAAGTACCTAGATTATCCTGTTGGTAATGCTGACGAAGCATACGAAGCAGTAACTGGAATTACTAAAGAGTCAAGTTTAAAAGCTTCTGCAGACCACTATAGTGAACCAGTACCCCTTATCACAGACTTGGAACTATACCCAGGGTTAGAAAAGACTGCTGAAGTAGTCCCTATCAATCAAGGAGTCTTACGTCAAGAAGTAGAAAGACTAAATGGTAATATCTCTTTTTTAAATAATTCGTTGTCAGAAGCTTCTCTTAACTTCGAAGGAAGTATTGAGGGCTTAAAAAAGCAAGCAGAGCAGCTAGTCTTAGGAGGAACGTCATATAATGATATATCTAATATTATGAAAGTGGCAATGCCTTGGTTAAATAAACCTATTGACATGATGGTTAAAGACGAGTTGTCAACAAAGATACCACACGTGGATTTTGAGAAAGACGCGGAACACGCGACAACTCCAGATACTGATAGTGATATATTTAAACAATCAGAAAAAGTACTTGATAGTTTTAAGAAATTTGCTACTATAAGTAATACTGTAGAACATTTCCAAGACAAGTGTGAAGAAATTATACAGGACAGCACTCAAAAAAGTTTGGTAAAAGAATCGGCCTGGGCACCAACGACGTTTGTAGGTAAATTAGGTAAGGAACTTTTAGAGTTTGCTAAAAGACATAAAGTACTGGCTACATTAGGTGTTTCAGCTCCCGCAGCGTTTGCAGCAGGAAAGGAAGTTGGAAAACAAGAGCAAAAAGTACTTCTAAATAGAGCTATTGCTGAACTAGCAATACCACAAACTAGACGGAGAGTTTCACCCTAATGAAAAAAACATCATCAATAGATGCGAAAACAATTGCAGCATTAATCGGGGTATCTGCAGCAGCGGGCGTAGTTACTAACGTAGTTGGAATTATCATAAGAAAATTACAGGAAATGCACGTAAAACATCAAAGTGCGGAATATTACGAAAAAATGCTAGAAGCTCATCCCAAACTAAAAAAAGAAGATCCAGAAGTTGTAGCCAAGTATTGGGCTTCTTTGTACCACTTCTCACCGTTCATGGCACAGGACCCTCTTTCAGCTGGAGCATATATTAGACAGTCATTAGACAGAGGTTTAGAAGACTTAGGAGGTCCAGGGCATGACACTGTAAACGTATTAGCAGATATAAATCGGAAGATGGTGGGGAGTAATGCTCAAGCACAAGATCTTATACAGGGACGAATACAAAGTGCGATAGGTGATGAGTTAGTAACAGGGGTTACCCCATAGTATAAAATTTATATATGGATAAAATTATAGAGTTTGAATATGGAGACAATTCATCTGAAGTATTTACTTTGGTGGATTCTTCTCATATGAATAAGACTGCTGAGTACTCTCCAGAATTACAGGAGTACATTAAAGCAATAGACTCAAAAGAAGGGAAACTCTACGCGCTTGTAAACGCGCTATCTGCTGGAGAATACTTTGGAAGTAATCGTAATGGCGATTATTTTCCAGAAGGAGTATTAAAGAAGTATCATAAAACATTTGAGGCTTTAGGACATGTTTACAAACATCATGTAAATAAAGACCCAAGGAAGTCAATGGGAAAAGTAGTTTTCTCCCACTACAATCCAAGGATGAAGAGAGTAGAATTGATTCTTGAATTGGACAATGAAAAAGCCACTCCAATTGTGAAAAGGCTGGAAGATGGCGACTTACCGAGTGTTAGTATGGGATGTTTCACAGCACAAACTCCTGTTGTTATTGAAGACATGAGTAAAAAACCTATTTCTGAGATAGAGGTAGGTGACAAAGTTTTAACACATACAGGAAGCATCGGGGAAGTAACTGAGTTACACCCAAGGGATTACAGCGGTACAATGTATACGATTAATCCTGTGGGAACTCACAGAGAACCTATAGAATCAACTAAGGAGCATCCTTGGCTAGTAATAGAGCCCACTACGTTTTTTACAAAAGATGAGCAAAGCCGTTTAGTAAGAAATAAGAATATCTCATTAGATGAAGCTGTTTGGAAAATGTCCGAGGAATTAACTGGCGAAGAGCTACTAGTTTGGCCAAAACCGCAAGTAAAAAATGAAGTGGCGTGCTCTACAGAAAAAGCCAAATTACTAGGTTGGTATTTAGCTGAAGGTCATACACATACGAACGATAATGGGGTAGAATTTAGTGTGCATAAAGATGACCAACTTGTGAGCGAGATTGAAAAAGTGGCAAAGGATTATAGTGACCTCACTGTTAGTATGAGAACTAGAGCACATTCAGATAGCTCCTTATCTGTAACTATATATAACAAAGATTTAAAGGAATTGACTTTGAAATATTGTGGAAAGTATTCTAATAAGAAGCATTTGCACAAAGATATTTTTTCTTGGTCAGAAGAAGCAAAGTTAGTTTTTCTTGGAGCATACATATCTGGAGACGGGTTTTTTCATGATGGGCAGGCATATATAAGTTCTTGTAATAAACAATTGCTAGAGCAGATTCAGTGGCTAGCTTTATCGATTAATATGAAGTCCACATTAGGAGTAAATAACCATAAAGCAGGAAAAGGTTTTTCATCTGAAGATACGACTGAGCACATTCTAAGGTTTTTTGGGGACCAGAATTCGAGACTAGCTACATATTGTAATAAAGTAAAGCCAATTGATAAACAATCCCAGTCAGGTAAAGGCGGCCCGTATGAGTACGAAAGCTTTATGCTAGTGAAGATAGACCATATTGAAAGTCAGAGTTATAATGGGCCTGTGTACAATTTTGAAGTGGAGAAGGATAATTCGTACGTTGTCAACAACTGGGCAGTTCATAATTGCAGAGTTCCATATGATTGCTGCTCTGTATGTGGAAACAAGGCAAAAACTTTAAAGCAATACTGCGATCATTTAAAATACAGAATGAATGAAGTATTACCAAGTGGGCAAAAAATCTACGCTATAAATACTATGCCCAAGTTTTTTGATTTAAGTGTAGTGACAATCCCTGCGGATAGGACTGCTGGATTTCTTACGAAGGTAGCAAGTGTCGAAGAAACGAGAGTAGTGTCTAGCGCAGAAAGAGCTGAAATGCTAAAGAAAGAAGGAAATATGATTAATACAGCTGAATTAGAGAATACTGCAACTATAAAAAAAGAAGTGTCTGCTGAGATAGAAAATATAGAGTCAGACCCAAAACTTTTAATTTATAATTCGCAGCCTCGATTTGACAAAGAAAAACTTGAGAAGTTGTCAAGTTACCCATTGAACGACGTGCTTTCCACTTTTCTTGGACTTAGGATTATTCCTAAAAAAGAGGATTTTCAAAAATTAGCACTTTACTCTCTTGGAAAAAAAGATTTAGCTGATAAATTAGAGAAGGAAGGAACATGCTTTGAGGTGTCTAGCGACGTAAAAGCGGTAATTCCAGACGACTTATCTTTAGATAATTTTAGTGAGAAAATAGCAGGGTTGTTAGAAGAAGATGTACCATATATGTCCATGACAAAGCAGTTAGTCACAGCTAGAGTATTAACTAAGCTTGCGCAAGGAACGGATAGTAACTTTAATGCATTCTCTAAGTACCCAGGTGCAGAGAGGGGGCATGATAGAAGTTTGTTAGCAAAGCTTCTTTTTTCTCAGAAAGAAGAGCCTAAGTTAACGCCACATAAAAATCCTATAATCCCTATGGGAATATTAGGAGGATTATATGTGGGATACTTGAAAATAGCCGGTAAGTTTGCAATGAGTCCATCCAAAAGTGGGTTTAAAGCATTCTTAACCACCCATCCTTGGCTAATGCCCTTAATGGTAGGAGCCGGAGCATTGGGAACAATGGCGTTTCAAGATCACTTGTTTACTAAAACAGCTGGAAGTGTATCTAAATTTTTAGAGCTTTCATTGTTTGCTGTTCCAGCATCATATACATATTCTTTCATGCAAGAGAATAAATCTAGGAAGGGGGTTCCTATTTCCGAGTTTCAAAATTTTGTAAGAAAACATCCTTTTTTATCTGCAATGGCAGCAACATCCGGCGGAGTATGAGGTTCAAATAAGCTTTCTAAGTCTTTTTCTAAGACTGCAGAAACTGTCTTTGATCTCAATTCTGTCGAGTTAAACGCTGTGTATAGGGACTTAATAATGAGTAATACTAATAATAAAGTGGAGGAATAGATCAATGGGTTTAAATATTGACCAAATTCTCGCTTCTTTAGAACAGGAAAAAACAGCAGAGGAAGTTTTTGCTGAAAAACTAGAAGAAGGTTCTGATAAAAAAGAAACTACTGAAGAAACTACTGAAGAAGTTACGAAGGAAGCGGAAGCTACTGAAGAAACTACTAAAGAAGTTACTGAAGAAGTTACTGAAGAAGCAGATTCTAACTCAGACCTTGAAAAAGAAGCTGAAGAAATTGATGCTCGAGGACGAGTAATGGCAAGAGCTTTTATGGACGAGCTCGACAAAATGGCGTCAGAAACTGTAGATAGTATGGTTGACGACGTTAAAGAAGCTACTAAAGAAACTACTGAAGAAGTTACGAAGGAAGCGGAAGCTACTGAAGAAACTACTAAAGAAGTTACTGAAGAAGCTGTCGAGGAAGAAAAATTAGCTGGAGCAGACTTAATAATGCATAATTTGTATAATAAATATTCAGGAGAGTAATTAAAATGGCAAATCTATTAGAAGTATATGATAACATGATGAAAACAGCAGGCGAGGCTGAAGCAGAGAAGCAAGCTGAAGACAGAGCAGTAGCTGTTGATCAAGAAAAAATCGAAGTTTTAACTAAGTATGCTGAAGCAGCAGACTCACTTTTAGCTGAAGAGTACGGCGATGACTATGAAGAAGCTGACGTCGAAAAATTAGCTGAAATGATGATTGATTATGACTTAGAGCAGGAAGAAGCTATGGACAAAGTAGCTGAGTACCATCAAGCTGGTCAGATCATGGCTCGTGGTTTTATTGCTGAAGTAAATGCAGTAGATAGCAAGTAACAGCAACAGGCAGTGAAAGACACTCTTCAAAAACAGGCGGCGCAAGCCATAAAACAATTACAAGGAGAACTTGACGGTATAACTGATGAGTTTACTTTGTACAAAACTGCTCATGATTTGACTCTAAAGCTGTATAAGCTTGGAGCCCTGTCTGCGGAGGATATAAACCTAGTTTTTGAAGACTATCGTCATAAGACTTATGACGAACTTACTATTATTGAGAAAGCAGCAGAACTAAATAAAGAAGGCCTATCTTTTGGCACTCTTAGTACGGGCTTTCAAGATGATGGTACGATAGACCCTCTGACAAGAATGTTGTTAGAGGATTAATAAGATAAATAATACGGAGGATTTTAAAAATGCTTAAAATTTTAAGTAGTTTAAATCTATTGAACCGAATTGATGTTGAAAGTGCATTTGCGTCTACCGACGCAGCTGTAACTGGAACATGGGCTGCATACGATGCAACAGGAAAGTTAGATTTTCCAACTGCAGGCGCTAAAGCTTATGCAATTTGGTCTGAAAATCGTGGCACTACTGCTGCAGGCTTCAGTCCTGACATTGATGCTACTGGAAAACTAACAATTTTGATGGGACAGCTTCATGCTGTAACTGATCAAGTTGTAGCTTCCGGTATTTCTGCTGGTGATCCCCTTTCGGTGAGCTCCGACGGGAAGTTAGCTGTAGCATCAGGGTCGGAGGTTGTAGTCGGTTATGCGACGAAAATAGATATGGACGGCGTAGAGTACTACGGGTCTACATTTAATAACTGTATTGAGTTTACAACGGTTTAACGGAGGATTAGATAATGGATAATGTTTCAGCACAAACAATAAATGAGCTGTTTATTCAGAAGTTGAACTCCCCTGAAGGACTTGAAAAAGTAGCTCAGGAAGGTTCTGCTTTTATTAGACAGAAGCTTCGCGAAGTTTCATTCGCACGTAAGATCATTCAACCACAGTACGTTACTAAGGTTGATTTACAACGATCAGTTAATCACGATGGATTAGTTAAAATCGTAGACATTGAGCCAGACTCAAAAGCTATGACTGTTAACTTCCGCGGTAACCCTACAACTAACTACGTAATGGGCGAACGCTATGAAATTCCTTTCTACATGGTATCTAGTGAAGATTTCCAGAAGACAGAAGAAGAATTACTAGCATATGATATGCCTCTTACTGAAGTTATCGAGCGTAATTCTGTACTTGATATTCAACGTACAGAAGACGAGTCGTTCTTGAAAACAGTTGATTCTGCAATGGAAGCTTCTAAAGCTTTTAATGCAACATTTGCTAATGATGGAACAATCAAGAAATTAGACATGAAAACATTGTTTGATAAACTTGATGGCGACGAGTTACGTGCAGAGGTTTTGTTAATGGATTCAACTATGTATAACCGTTTATTCTTATATGCGGCTACTACAGCAGGTGATGCTATTGGATCAGAAACTCATGTTAACGGTTACACATACGCTACGTTCTTAGGACGTAGACTTGTTGTTTCTAACAAAGTTAAAGATCAGGCAGGCGCAGATTTCTTAAATGACAAAATTTATGCTTTTACTGCTCAAGATTTCTTGGGACAGTTCTGTGTATTAAATGATACTAAATTCTGGATTGAAAAGAAAAAGAATATCATTTCTTGGGCAGCTTATGAAAGTATCGGTATTGGTATTGGGAACTCACGTGCAATGGCAAGAATGACATTTACCGGAACTGACTCATAGTTAGTAAAAGTAATAGTTTTTTATAGGAGAGAGGCCGGCATTGTTCGGCCTTTCTTTTTTATAAATGTGGTTGACATTTTTTTACCTTAGGTCTATATTAAAAAGGAAACTTACATTATGTTAGTACTAACAAGAATATTTGAAAATTATATAAAGGATTTGGGAGAAGACCCCCAAATTTACCCACTAACTGATGCTGTAGGGTGGGGAAGCCTATCTACTTTTGATTCTGACTTTGCTAACCTAACGTTTAATGACGTGTTTTTATACATTAAAACTATGGAGAAAAATCTTTTGAATGTTACCAGTACCACAAAATCCGAATTAAAGGTAAAAACATTAAATAAAACATCTACAACTGTGGATCAAAAACTTAGAACTATAAACTTAAAATAAACAAATAGGCCTAATTACAATGACTGATACTTTTACTTTAAAAAGACACGATACTCGACCATTTTTAGACGTTAATTTGCAAGAGGGTGGCGAGTACATAGACCTTACTGCAACATCTGGTGTCACTTTTACTATGATAGATGTAGACACAAAAATTATAAAAGTTAGCGCAGCATCGTGTAGTATAGTGGATGCAGAGACGGGAGCAGTACGTTATAGTTGGGCATCGATTAACACAGACACAGCTGGCGTATTTTTAGGTGAATTCCAAGTTACATATACTAATGGCGATAAAATGACAGTACCAGTATCTGAGGTACTTGTTATTGTAATTTTAGAAGATTATGATAACGCCTAAATAATACGATGCCAGAAGTAATACAAACTGTCTCTGCAATATCTACCTTTGCTAATGGCAGGCAAACTTGAAACAGTAATGATACTATTCTTCAGTCACGAATAGACGAGCTCGAAACAGAGAATGCCCAGTATTATGAAAGGGTTGTAGTATCTAACAAAATTACAGTTTCTTTGGGAGATAAATTTACACTGACTCTAGGGTCAGGAGAAGGAATAAGAAATGGTTCTGTAACCGTGTTAATAAATGGGGTGTACTACATCTCTAACACAGACCAAACAGACACACAAACTTCCAGTGATTTTCATATTGGAAGCGATTATGTTGTAATCCATGATTTAAATAATGGAGGAAGCATTAATGTAGAAAATAACGACATGATAGGAATTTACTATCAAAAGGTCATTACATAAATAATGGAGGATTTATAAATGCCAATTATAGACTTAACTAGACAAACCAATCTTACAGTAGATGTCGGAGGAGAATTAGCTGTAAACGGAACCATCGACATAGTACAGGATGGTTTACAGATAGGTAGTACAGCTGTAACCACGACAGCAGCTGAATTAAACAAGCTGGACGGAGCAACACTTAGCACTACAGAGTTAAACTATGTAGGCGGTGTTACTTCTTCTATACAAACACAGTTGAATCAAATCGTGGATGGTACAACTGACTTTACTGGTAATATCGATATAGGAAGTACAGGTACACCTAAAAATTTAAAGGTTTGGGGTGATTTAGAGGTAGTAGGATCAGGAGTATCGTTTGATGTATCTCAAGTACAGGCTGAAGATCCAATCATGCAGCTAAACTATATTAGCAATGTTGCTCAAACAGCCTCTGATGGTGGAATACAGATAGGTAGAGCCGCAGGAAACGATGCTCAGCTTATATGGGACGAATCAGCAAGTAGGTGGATTTTTGGGGATATAGGGTCTAGTCAAAATATTGTTGGCCCAGATACTACAGACACACTTACTAACAAGTCGATAGACACAGATAATAATACTATTACAATCGGCACAATAACCAACCAGAAAAAAGTATCTACTAACTCTGCTGTAAATGTTGCTTTTAATGCCCTTGATGGCGCGTGGCAAGATTTAGGTGTTTCTGGCGAAGATACTAAAGGTGCTCACATGATCGGCATACATGACACTAATACCCGCATAACAGCTACAACTGTTGAAGGGGCTTTGGACGAAAATAGGGGAGCAATCGACACTTTAGAAGCTACATCTTGGACAGCAACAGCCGGGAATGGCCTTACAGGAACAGCATCTGGAAGTATTGGAGGCGCTGTATCATTTTCTTTCGCAGTACCAGATGGAACTTATACGACAGTAGGAGCTGATAGCTTTGATGTTGATACAACAGCATTATATGGTAATTTAGATGATCAGGCAATGACTTGGACGTCTGCTCAAACTTTGAATGCAGGAGCAGTAGTTCCCACAGGACAAGATATAACTCTAACTGACCAGCCAGCAGTTAACAATGATGCAGCTAATAAAGTTTATGTTGATACCCAAACTCCAAACCAATGGTTTGCAGCTTTGGCCAATACATCAGGAACATATTCATCTTCCAGCGAAGCTCTTTTTACAGGTAAACAAGTAGCTTCAGCATTTCATTCGGCCGGAACAGCATCTGACTTGAATCAGTGGCTTGTATTTGTTAATGGACAAGTGTTAGAAAAAGAAGCTATTACTAGTATTGCAAATGTAACAACCGATATAGTTGTCACCGTCAATACAAGTAATTTAGGGTACTCTTTAGCATCGGGGGATGAAATATCTCTTTGGGGACCGGTAAGTTAATAACAAACCAAATTAATTCATGAAAACACCATCATCGATTCTAACTGCTAGGCAAGAGTCTGTTTCAAAACAGAGAGAACTTGTTCAGCAGTTAGAGTCAAATAAAATAGCAGCACAAGTTCAAGTTGCAAAACTTGAGAATACTATTTCAAAAGAATCCGCGAAGTTAGATGAAATGAAAGATTCAATATCTTTTATGACAGGATTATTGTCGTCTTTAAATGTAACTTATGACGCAGATATTGAGGACGCTAAGCAAGAAGGTTTTGAGGACGGATATAAAGCCCATCAAAGAGAAATTAAAAATCCTAAGAAACCATTACCTAAAAAAGAATCAGCACGTAAACGTAGGATAAAGTAAATGCCAAAATTTAGAGCCGAGCAGTTTAAAGATATTGATATCTTAACGCACGCAGAGGGTGATAGCCGTTATACAGACAAAGGTAATTATGCATCTGCTACGGCTCCTACACAACCAACTGACGGCCAATCTTGGTGAGATACCACCAACAAAGAATTCAAGGTTTATGATGCTTCAACTACCAATTGGGTAGCAGAAACAGGACCTCAAGGACCAACGGGAACAACCGGAAATACAGGTAATACTGGATCCACTGGATCTCAAGGAACAACAGGAACAACTGGAACTCAAGGAACAACTGGATCTACAGGATCTACTGGTGGGAATGGAACTCAGGGAACAACAGGAACAACTGGATCTACTGGATCTCAAGGAACAACAGGAACAACTGGAACTCAAGGAACAACTGGATCTACAGGATCTACTGGTGGGAATGGAACTCAGGGAACAACAGGATCTACTGGATCTACTGGATCCACTGGATCTCAAGGAACAACTGGATCTACTGGATCTCAAGGATCTACTGGATCTACAGGATCTACAGGTGGAACTGGAACTCAAGGAACAACAGGAACAACTGGAACTCAAGGAACAACTGGATCTACAGGATCTACTGGATCTCAAGGAACAACTGGAACAACTGGAACTCAAGGAACAACTGGATCTACAGGATCTACAGGTGGAACTGGAACTCAAGGAACAACTGGATCTACAGGATCTACTGGTGGGAATGGAACTCAGGGAACAACAGGAACAACTGGATCTACTGGATCTCAAGGATCTACTGGATCTACAGGATCTACTGGTGGGAATGGAACTCAGGGAACAACAGGATCTACTGGATCTACTGGATCCACTGGATCTCAAGGATCTACTGGATCTACTGGATCTACTGGTGGGAATGGAACTCAGGGAACAACAGGAACAACTGGATCTACTGGATCTACAGGTGGAACTGGAACTCAAGGAACAACAGGAACAACTGGAACTCAAGGAACAACTGGATCTACAGGATCTACTGGTGGGAATGGAACTCAGGGAACAACAGGAACAACTGGATCTACTGGATCTCAAGGAACAACAGGAACAACTGGATCTACTGGATCTCAAGGATCTACTGGATCTACTGGATCTACTGGTGGGAATGGAACTCAAGGAACTCAGGGAACAACAGGAACAACTGGTGGGAATGGAACTCAGGGAACAACAGGAACAACAGGTGGGAATGGAACTCAGGGAACAACAGGATCAACTGGTGGGAATGGAACTCAGGGAACAACAGGAACAACTGGTGGGAATGGAACTCAGGGAACAACAGGAACAACTGGTGGGAATGGAACTCAGGGAACAACAGGAACAACAGGTGGGAATGGAACTCAGGGAACAACAGGAACAACTGGTGGGAATGGAACTCAGGGAACAACAGGAACAACTGGTGGGAATGGAACTCAGGGAACAACAGGAACAACAGGTGGGAATGGAACTCAGGGAACAACAGGAACAACTGGTGGGAATGGAACTCAGGGAACAACAGGAACAACTGGTGGGAATGGAACTCAGGGAACTCAGGGAACAACAGGAACAACTGGTGGGAATGGAACTCAGGGAACAACAGGAACAACTGGAACTCAAGGAACAACTGGATCTACAAGTTCAATAACGAGTGCAGTTGTAACAGGAGCATTAGGATTTACACCATACAATGCTACCAACCCTTCAGGATATACTGACGACCAAACTGCTGCTGAAATCCTTACGGCTATTAAGACAGTTGATGGTGCTGGTTCTGGGTTGGATGCTGATACTGTTGATGGGCTACAAGCCTCTGCCTTTACCTCAAGCGACCACTTTAAGTGGCGCGGCACTTCTAACTTATCAAGCACTACGACCTCTGCTCTTAAAACTGAACTGTTAAACAGGGATGTGTTTGATAGTCATGTTAGTGCGTTTAAGACAAGTTGGAGTTATGCTGGGAACGGCGACCTAACGGACGCAGGTCGTTTTACTGAAATGGCAGGAACTTCGTGGCTCACTTGGACGGACAACTCCACTGACAACACGCAAGGTAACTTTACCGCCCTAGCTATTGCACCCAATACTGGCGGTTCTGCTGGTAAGGTCTTTATTTATAACGACCAAGGGTCTGGCTATATCCCAGGTTGGCGTGAAGTTTGGACAAGTGCGTCTGATGGCTCAGGCTCAGGCTTAGATGCTGACTTGCTAGATGGACAACAAGGTTCTTATTACACAGATTTTTCAAATATGACGGTTTCAGATGATGAAATACCAATTGCAAAATTAGCATCTGATAATGTAAATTTCGGAGGAGTTACTGTTGCATTAGGTGCATCAGACACAACACCAGCATTTGCGTTAGCAGACGCAACTGGATTACCAATAGTAGCTGGAACAACTGGAATTTTATCAGTAGCTCGTGGTGGAACTAATTTAACTTCACTTTCTACATTATTAAACTCTAATGTTACTTCCGTTTCTGGTAATGCGGGTACTGCAACTAAAATTTCATCTATCACAAATAGTAATATTGTACAATTAACAAGTTCACAAATTTTAACAAACAAAACTTTAACCACTCCAACGATCGGCAGTTTTACAAACTCAACACATACCCATGCAAATGCGGCGGGTGGTGGTCAGATTACTCTTGGTACTGGTACAACAGGAAATTATGTAGCAACTGCAGTTGCTGGAGCTGGTATTGATGTTACGGGCGCTACAGGTAATGTAACGATTTCTATTGGTTCAACTGAAGTTACTAATGCTATGTTGGCTGGTTCAATTGCTAATACTAAATTAGCAACCAATCCACTAGCAAGAGCAAATCATACAGGAACTCAAATAGCTTCAACAATTAGTGATTTCGATACCGAGGTAGCTAATAATTCTGCTGTAACAGCGAATACTGCTAAAGTAACAAATGTAACTACTAATCTTTCTGTAAGTAGAGATGGCACGAAATTAGATGTAGTGTCATCTGATGGAACAAATGCTGTACTTCCTTTAGCTGATACAACCAATTGGGGTGTGATGTCAGATGAGATGTTTGATAAGTTAGATGCAATAGAAGCTAGTGCAACGGCTGATCAATCCAATGCAGAAATTAGAGCTGCTGTTGAAGCGGCTACGGATTCCAATGTTTTTACAGATGGAGACCACACTAAACTTAATGCTATTGAAGCTAGTGCAACGGCTGATCAATCCAATGCAGAAATTAGAGCTGCTGTTGAAGCGGCTACGGATTCCAATGTTTTTACAGATACAGATCATACTAAACTTAATGCTATTGAAGCTTTAGCGGATGTAACCGATACAATCAATGTAGAGGCAGCAGGTGCGTTAATGGATAGTGAAGTAGATGCAGATATTAAGACACTCTCACTTCCTGCAAGTACAACAATCTCCACATTTGGGGCATCACTTATAGATGACGCAGCTGCATCAAATGCAAGAACAACTTTAGAATTAGGAACAGCAGCAACAACAGCGGCCTCGGCTTATGCAACATCAGCACAAGGTTCAACTGCAGATTCCGCACTTCAATCAGCGGATACAATGTATGTTGGCACAACTTCAATTGCATTTAATAGAGCAAATGCTGCATTAACACTTGCTGGAATTACTTTAACAACACCAAATTTAGGAACACCAGCAAGTGGTACAGCAACTAATATAACTGGACTGCCAATAGTAGCTGGAACAACTGGAAATTTATCTGTGGCTCGCGGTGGAACTGGAGTTTCAACTCTAACTGATGGTGGTGTTCTATTAGGAAATGGAAATGGTGAAATTATTGCAATGTCAGTTCTAACTAACGGTCAAATGATTGTTGGTGACGGTACTACAGACCCAGTTGCAGAAAGTGGAGCAACACTTAGAACAAGTATTGGTGTAGGTACGGGTGATGATGTACAATTTACAGATTTAACACTTACGGGTGACTTAACCGTAAATGGCGCAACCACAACAGTTTCTACGACAAATATGGTTGTGAAAGATAATTTAATAGAATTAAATAATGGTGTTACTTCAAATGCAAATGATTCTGGTATTGTAATAGAAAGAGGTTCTACCGGCAATAACGCTATTTTTGCTTGGGATGAATCTGCAGATGGATTCATAGTTGGAACGACTACAGCAACTGGTGCCAGTACAGGAAATTTAA